CCGTTTGCGCATTGTATTGTCCAATTCGCGGTAATACTCTTCAGAACCAACCTCTACACCATTGTCTCGTAAGTCCTCATGTAGACTTAAAGCAAAGGCCGTCATACCTCGATCTTGTCCAAACCACTTATTGCGGTTTTGCCACGCAACAGCTTTATTGTCAGGTTCGGGTACATACGGTGCAGGTTGATACTGCACAGGTTGCTGTTGTACAGGAACTTCTTGCTCTTGTAAAGAGGGCATGCGAAAGTTTTTTACCTGTATAGATTTCAGGTTGGCCATTTGCAACGCTTGATTGGCCTCCATCATCTTGTCAGAGTCACCTGCCTCATACGCTTCTTTATAAGCGCGTTGGGCCATCTTCAACTCCATATCAGCATTACTCTGAATGGTAGAGACGTACTCTTTCTCACCATTGGTAAGAATACCTTTAATGCGCTTATTCTCTTCTAGCAGGCGTTGTGCCAAAGTGACAGCTTCTTGCTGTTCACGCAGGGCAGACTCTTTCTCACGGCGTTCGTCGTGCCAAACCTTACGCATTTGCTTGAGTTTGGTTTTTACGTTGTCGTCATACTGGTCTAACTCATCCTTCTCTAGTTCTTCAACCAGAGGTTTAGGTAGAGGCTGTCGGCCACGGTCTTCAGCCGGGGCGTCGTCTTCAATCTCAATTTCAATTTCAGGTTCCGCGTTTTGTGCGGGTTTACCCTTACTTTCAACTTCGTCTGGAAACTTGAATTCTGTGTCGTCGTCTAAAGGCATTTTGTGCTCCTTTTATTTACGTTTGATACCACGGGGATCGTCTACGACGGCCTCGACAGTATCGTCATTGATGATGCGGAACTCACGGCCATGTATGACCAAGCGAGAACCTGAGTGTGGACGCACGAGGACAAAATCCCCGGGTTTACACCACGGCCCAGTAGGGAACTTAGAAGGGTCTTGATAGCAGTCTGGCCCCATATCGACAACAAACAAGACCGTTGTGAGGGTCTCCTCGTTGCGCATGGTTTCATCAGCTTTGATAATTCCAATCTCACTGTCCTCAAACTCTTTCTCTACCTCTGGTATTGCACAAAGGATTCGATAGCCAGATGGCCTTGGTAATTGCTTACCCTTCTCCTCCATTGATGATTCCCAGTTATAGGTTCCCACGACTTGTGGGTTATTGGCGTCTGTAGCCAATAGGATGGAACTAGTCATCCGAAGTCTCCAATCGTTGTTTCAGGTCTAGGGTGTATCCCCGCATGATGAGTAGACCACGAACCTCACCACACAGTTTCTTGTAATCCTCAAAGGACTCGGCCTTGCCCTCGGCCAAGTAGTCCTTGAGTTGATCAATCTTCTCATCCGCTTGTTGGATGAGAACTTCAAATCCATTCATTTATTCACCTTTAGGTTGTCTTTGTCTCATCTGGATGCGCTCCTGCATTTGTCGCAGTTGCTCTTCTGCACTCTTGTTAGAGAGTTGTTTGAGGACATCTATGCTCATGTCCATCATGTGGCGCTGCTTGTCGTCTTGCATTTGCGCGGCCATCTTTACTGCGTCCATCTTAATGCGTTTGTCATCAGTGGCTTGCTGTGTCTGGATGCGGTCACGCTCGATCTGTAACTGCGCCGCTTTGATGGCGTTGTCGGCTTGGTCTTTAGCAGCTTTGCGCTGATTCTCTTGCGCCTTGAGTTGCAACTCTTGCTGCTGCATCTGGATGATCGGATCTTGCGCTTGCTGCTGTTGTTGAGCCTGCTGTGCTTGCTGCATATTCTTCTGGAGCAACTGCTGTGCGGCTTGTGCCAACATCGGAGACAGACGTGCTTCCACTTCTGGAGACATCTGAACTTCTTCACCAGAATCGTCCGTTTGCGGGGGTAACTGCATACCCAATGTCTCTTCGATCTGTTTGCGATACTCAAAGCCCAAGTGCTCGTTGATGTGAGCCATCATCGCTTGCTGCATCGCTTGCGCCATCGGGTTCTGCTGGAGCAAAGACTGAATCTTCGGATCCTGCATCGCGGCCATGTGCACAACAATGTGAGCTTGATGATCTTGTGTGAGAAACGCTTTGACTGGTTTACCTGCCAACACATTCTGATTCTCAGTCACTGGGTCAGTTGGCTTGTGGTTATCGTCCATCGGAATGAGTTTGGCGTAGTCCTTGATACCCAACACTTCAAGCATCTGACGATGCAAGAGTGGTAAGTTATAAAGTTGTGGTGCACCCTGTGCAAGCTGAAGCACAGCCTGATACTGCACAATCTTCTGCGCCATTGTTGAGGCGTTAGGATCACTGACAGGTATGACATCCACATCATCATAGTCAGACTTCTTGGCTTTGCGACTGCCTTCACTTGGCTGGTAGTCGTAGTCGTCTGGTGTGTACTCAGCGATGATGTGCTTCAACAAACCCAACTCTTGCTTCATCGAGTAGTGAACACGTGCCTGAATGGCAGACATGTTCTTCAGAGTTCTCTCAAGAATTGCAAGGGTAGTACCCACAGGCGCTTGCGCACTCATGTCACTGAGTGTTAGATCAGCCGTGTTAGCGAAGCGTCTGCCTTCTTCAACGATCTGACCCAACAACGCCATCAATGTCTGGCTTGGCTCTTTATACGGCAGGGGGAGTAAGTTGTCTTTCAATGTGCCGCTTGCTACGTCTGCATCACGCCACTCACCCGGAGCAATCGGTGTATCGTCTCCCTTAACACGCATGCCGCGAGTCTTGAAGCCGCCGGGCAAGTTACTTAAAGTACCAGCATCGACAAGCTGACGAATAAGAGAAGTGCCTGACTTAGCAAAAGCCCCAATGAGGTGGATAAGGCCAAAGCAATAGAAGCCAAAGCCGGGAACGTATCCATAATGGACAAAGTGCTGTCGTTTTGCGTAGGTCTCATCATCTGGCTCCCAGTTGCGACGAATGGCCAGCACGTTGCTGGTTCCCTTTTCAATGGTGACTACATACGGCAGTGCGATGCCAGTCTTCTCACCCTTCTTGTCCTTGTGCTCATAGCCTTCTAAGTCAAGGTCTACGTTCATCTCCAAGAGTTTGAAGCGATCATCAGCAGTGGCTCTAAAGCCCATCTTCTCTGCGATCTTCTTCTCAACTTCATCCAGCACATTGTCAGGTGTGCCTAAATCAACATCACAATAGAACCCAGCCACTTGAAGTTTACGCAACTCGTTCTCGGTCTTACGCATCACATGAGTAATACGTGGTGAAGACTCTAAGTTACTCGCACCATAAGGCACAACGATGTCTTCAGCAGGAACGAAGAAAGACACCTGACGATCAAGCGACGGATCAAAGTACACCTTCTTGAACGCATTGCCAGACAGACCCAAGCCCCACAACATGCGCTCGTGCTCTGGCCTATATTCCTTCATCACATCAGTGAGTTGGTAGTTCATGTCGTCTGCCACACGCTGTGCAGACTCTTTCTTAGCAGGTGTCTCTTTGCCAATGATCTGGGTCTTCACTGGCCCAGCGGCAGGAAACGTTGCCATCATTGTTTCTGACTGGAACTTCACCAGAGCTTCGGACAACATGGGGTGGAACACACCACACGCACCTTCCCAAGGTTCTGTGCGTTCTTCAATCTTCATGCCCAACAACTCAAGGCCATCAACGTAAGTCTGCATCCAGTCTTTGCGACTGGCTACATCTTCGTCGTAGTCACTGATCAACTCTTCAGCAAGACTTTGCAAAACGTCTTCACCGATGAACTCAGCCAAGTTGGCATTGAAGTCATCTTCTGAATCTTTATCAGGAACAATTTCAATCTCCATACCATCTACACCAATGGTTACGGACTCGGGGTCTTCGATCTCAATCTCAATTGGAGGAGATGCTTGATCCATCGCGGCAAGTTCTTCTAAGCCTTGTGGCGCTGCATACAGTGACTTTTCAATAGCCATGATCCATTCCTTTTATATCTTTACAAAGTTCATTAAACGTCAGTCCACGGTCTTCTTCTAAGAACTCAAGACTGAATAAATATCTTGGGTCTTCGGTGTTCAACACGGTGTGAGGTACTTGCGTATTAAACGCATAGTACGTGTCCGGCTCATACTGCAACTCGTGGGTTTTAAACATCACACCCGGCTCACCGTCCAAAAACAAACAACGACTTTTCCCATCATCTGACAGCAACATATTAAGCCCGACCTTTCGGTCTGTGTCTACATGCCAGTTGTAACAAGTGTTTGGCTCCATACGCAGTATGCCAGCGTGAAACTTACGCTTGCCCGCTAAATGCGCAAGAAACGGCTCTGTCCCAAATATTTCGTGTGGAACTGGGATGGCCATAAAGTTGTAGTACTTCACCCAATGATCGTCTGGGGCGTTCAAAGCGTACTCAAGCAAGTCTTGAGAAATCAAAGACGCGGCTGGGATAATAGCGTAAGGTTTACTCATCAGTAGTACGGCTCCTTCCTGCGGAAAGACTTCGGTTCATCTTCCTCATCAGACGCCAATTGAATAAAGCCACCGCGCCTGTAACGCAGTAATGCCTGAGTCATTGAGTCCACCAAGTCGTCATGTTCACCTGACGGGAACGATGCGACCTCTTCAACCAATTCTTCTGCCCAGTGCGTATTAGGCACCCAAACGTGTCCGGATGCAAACATATCCGCCACTGCATTAAGCCGCGCAATTTTATCGTTACCTTTGCTCGGTGTGAACTCCTGCACCGGAATTCCCATCGCACGTAGTTCAAAAATCAGAGGCGAACCTGCCGCCTTGGCCTCAACAATCAGTGAGTCCACTTCCCATTCTTTGTATTCTTCAAACGCCCGCTGTTTGAGTTCTGGAAACTCCATGCGTTTCTTAAACGCGTTGAGCAATATGATATTTGCCCGGTTTACACCCAGATCATCGTCTTTATAGAACACACCCCATGTTGTGCAAGCTGAATAGTCAGCCCGTTCTGTCTTTAAAAACGCCGTATCCCAAGACTGAATGATGAATTCACAGCTTGGGGGGCTGTCATGATCCCAAATCTTCCACCATTCCCGCTTTACGATGGCAGAAACGTCCGATGTGGGGGACTGCATGTACTGCGCCTGCCATTTGGCGTTGGGAAGTTCTTCTTTGAGGGCTTGCAGCTCGTCCAGTGACCAAAACTCAGGCCATAAGGGTTTACCCGAAGGCAAAATGGCAGGAAACTCAATCACTTCCCACTCTTCGCCCGACCTTTGGGCCGCAGCTTTGACAACTTGGCCCGTTAAGTCCCGTTTAGACCACCGAGTCATCACCATCACGATAGAGCCACCCGGCTGTAGACGCTGGCGAGGGCCAGATGTGTACCACTCATACGTCTTATCGTAGATTTCTGGGTTGGACTGGGCCATTGCGGCCTCTTGTTCTGAGTGCGGGTCGTCAATAATCAGAATATCCGCACCTTTACCGGTCACAGCACCACCAATACCGATAGCGAAGTACTCACCGCCAAAGTTTGTGGCCCAGCGACCCGCCGCTTTACTGTCTGACTGCAAGTCTAGGGCCGGAAATATCCGCTTATAGTTAGCAGAGTCCACCAAGTTAC